ACGCTCTACACCGGACTTGATAATTGTGCCAATGTTCCAACCTGAAACATTGTCAAATGTCAGAACGGTTGAGGAGATGTTCGCATCAACGGACTGTGCCATTGTGTAGGCAACGCCTTGGAGAATTACGGAAATGGAAGAATATAGGAGAGGCGGGGGATTTGTATCCTGGGCAACATTTGCTCTCGCCCCCGAATTGAAAATGTAGGTGGCTATCTGCACGGCCTCCCCATCACTCGAATGTTTGGTAGAAATTGGATTTATATTACTCACAACCCCCGTTGCATCCGAATTTAAAGCAAGATATAGTGCCATATTGGTTCCTCCTTGTTTTGTTTTATATTACATTGCTAAGAAAAATACCTGAAAGTTCTGAAGACAGAATTTCTTCTATTTTTTCGAAGTCTTTGTAGTGGATTCTGATGAGGGGAATGTTGTTGCGGAGACAGTAAGCGTTTTTGAGAGAGTCATGGTGTTGTTGTCTTTCAAAATAACCATTCTTAGCAACATCACGGAAATGAAATTCTCCGTCATACTCAATGAGGGATTTAACCTTTTCATCATGGAAAACTGCAAAATCAAACCTTAAATTTCCACCGTTCAATCCCAAAAGATTATGAAATTCATATTCTTTTTCGAACGGAATGTTGTGAGATGTAAGATATTGTTTAACTCTAAGTTCTCCCTTTGAATTACAACACATAGGACAACGCTGACCTGCATCCAAAAATGAATTTGGTGTCATTGGAAATATGTGTCCGCAATCGTTATGCCTCATTTTTACTTTTACAGTTGAAATTTTATATTGCCCAAGAACAGAATATTCTTCTTCTGTTTTATTCTTGACATCAACTACAAATTGTTCATGTGTTTTAGTTATAGAATCCACATAACATTGTCTGCATCGTCCATCATTTGATGTAAAAGAACGATATGAAACTTTTACATTATGTCCATTTTTACATACAATATCAAGTTTTCCTTTGCATCCATTATACTCAGTTGACAGCAGTTTGCATCCTTCATAGGATTCAACCTTCTGTTTTACCTGCTCATAGGTGACCCTAAGATTTTTGCAGAAAGGACAGTCCGTTTTCAAATTTCTGATTGAAAAGAAAGAAGGATTATAGATGTGTCCTTCTGAACACATTACTTCAAGAGGTATTCTTGCATTCTGATATTCTGTTGAAAGAAGTTTATATCCTTTTCCAAGTTCATTCTCAATATAGTCTTTTACATATTCAAAAGTGAAACAGGATTTTTGACTCATCAGTTATTCCTCCAACAGAAATATTCAGAAAACTCACAGGAAAAAGATAAGGGAAAGATGGAAGGACAAACTAACATCCTTCCAATAACTGCAACAAAAGGCTGTTATTTCTCTTTCCCTTATCATACTACGTTAATGTTAAATAGTCAAGAATAAAATTAGGTGGCCAAATCCTCCGAAAACACGGTCATGTACCACATATCTGAGCCTGAAGAAGGCTTCAAAATTTCTACGGGGATATCGAGGACAGCGGGTTCCAAATTATGTTAACCAAATGGCTTTTTATCCACTTGTTCTATACCTTCAATTCGATATAGTTCAGCATACATTTTCATCCTATTGTTATAGGATGGGGAATACTCTTGGGTAGATTATATTTATTCACTACCTATGCGTTACGGTGTTTGTTAGCCTTGCGTAATCTAACAACTTACCTCGGTATTGGCTTTCTCAGCGTCCACCGATTTTACTCCCTTATTTAATAATATATTACTATATTATGCGGCAAACCCTGTCTTACCGCCTGCTGTGAACGAGAAACTCCAATTATCTTCAGCCTTACAGTTAGGAATGACAATCTGAGCGGCATACTGCTGTTTGTCATAGGTGTTCGTAACGAGGCAATCAAGCACCAACTTGAAAGCACCTGCAAACTTATCTGAAGAAACCTTCAGACGAGCCGAAGTAGCGTCAGTGGCAACCATGTAGAAAGCCTGAACAAGCGTACCATTGGCAAGATCACCAGAACTAAAGGCAAGAGCCTTAGTGGTAAGTGTATACTGATTTGCGGTAGGAGCAGAAGCAACCTTGCTAAGAGCAGTGCCAAACGAACCGTCAGCATTCAACTTATACAGAGAAAGCAACACGCCACCAACAGGTGTCTTGGTAAGATTTGCGGCATTGGTGTTAACAGTCAGAGTCTCAGATTTGAAATAATCAGCCGCACCAGTGACAAGGGCATTACCCGTCAGCATGGCAAGAACGGCATTCGTGAATACGGCATCCTGAAGTTTAATTTTACCTTCACGGTCAGACGAGAAACCAACGATCTTGGCATTACCTCGACCCATTTATGTTCAAATAAGTTCGCTAAACTTACCCCGTACAGCAGATCGTCAATGCTGTACTGCTATGATTTTCACCATAGTTCAGACTATATCTTTCCATATCACTTTGAAATAATACAGATTCTTCCACTTCGCAACGCTTGTTGCTACTCCCATTTGGGATAGTCGTTGATGTTTACTGTAAAATTTGCGTTTCAATACTTTACAGTCTTACATGCGGATTATCCAATTCTTAAACTTTTTACCATACGTGAATAATTACTTCACCCGCCACCCATATTGCTATGATGGTTTGGTATTTAAGACTCTAAGGAACTTCCCGCAATTAAAAAGAAATGGGCAGTATTATTTACCCCGTGCATAGACAGTTTTGGCAGAGTTTTCCAAACCGGAAGTCTTCAGGTTTTTCAGTTGGAACATAGCAAGTCCCGTGGAAAGAGAATAAGCGGTTGCTTCGGCAACGTCAGCAATTGCCCACTGATTGGGTGTAGCCATAATAATAGTCCTCCTAAATTTTTTAAGAATTCATTGTGTCTTAGTCAGTGATCAGTGTCAGAATGTATTGATCTTTTTGATCCATGAAATGTCTTCAAAGTTAATATCTTTAGGTGACAGGTTCCCCGTATAAACTCCTTGCATAGTCGAGTCAAACTGATTCGACTGAGACAAATAGTAATAGGCTTCCCACAGAGTAAAGACATTCAATTTAAAAACATTCGTATAATTAAGTGACGGATGTTTAGAACACACACCACTAATTAGGCTTGTCAGATCGAATTTCCCTTGCTTTTTAGGTTTAGGTTCTTCCAGAGCATTTTTCTTGATACGCTCCATCATCTCTAAAGCCTTTGCATTAGCGGGTTTCGCCTTTTCTGCTTTTTCAAATCTCACGCAGTTAATCTTCTTAAAGAGTTCCATGAATTCGTCAAAATTATCTCTGTCAACATACGCCATAATATCTTCCGCACCAATTGTTGGAGCAATCTGTATGCCAAGAGTACGATATTTTTCAGAATATCCAATTTGATCTGTGCGTAAAAACACAGTAAGGAACTCAATCAATTTCTGCATAAGCACAGGTTGAGCCGTAAATAAGTCAAAATTATTTATTTCAGACAATTGCTCATCGGGAATACCATCAAGAGATGCTTTATCAACGTTCAAGATTTTCAGCAATTCACTATATTTCTCAAGTCCAACAACGTCATCATCAAAAATTTCATCCAAAGTAAATGGAACGATTTTTATTCCAATGAACTTAATTGGCTTTCCACTTATCAGTTTTGCTCTCAATTCTTCATCAGTCATTCTACCCATATCAATTTCGTACCTGATTCATTTCGCTAACAGTATAAGCACATGAATATCCACTATATTTTGCAATTGGACGCACATGGTTTGCACCATCAAGGACAATTTTCCTTGTACCAAGTCCAATGTATCCGTTAAAAAGTGTATCAATTCGATCCAAAATACTAAAATATCTCAATTCTTGGTTTGCAATTTGACACAAATCATCATGAACCAAGACGTTAAAATACACTGTAAGTGTTCCAAATTTTGCTCCATCATTGAACGGAGCAATATCATCAATGATTACATTCATCACAGTAATAGGATCAGCAGTGATTTCAGGAACAAACGCAAACGGGAAAAGATTCTTATGAAGAACTGTTGATGTATCAAAGTCTTCGACTGCCAAAGGGTCATATTCTGTAGAACCAATCAATTTACACAACGGAACATCATCAAGAATCTTCAAAATAATATCTCCGATGTACTTATTTAAAGAGCCAAAAATACCTTGCACACTCATTTTATTCACCCGCAATCTTTACCAAAGCGTCTTCTTTGTTGTGTCAACTACGACACTTTCTCCATCTTCACTTGCTGTAACAACAGCATTTGTTTTACCTGCAACACCAGTTACAGTGTTATCAATTTTCTTGATATCATCACGTTCCAAACGCAGATATAGCAAGCCTTTGACCAAATCATCAACGTTTGTTACCATATATGCATTCCTGCCAAGGATGAACCTTGTACCTTCATCAATATCATAACTTTCAGGATAATTTGAACAGATTGCTTTAATCACACCTTCTGGAACCGCCATTTGTTTTGTTGCATCAACACCAACAGTTGCTTGGTTTTCAATCACGCATGGAATAGTCTGAGTCACGCCAATATCATCAATATATTTAAGTTCATGCTTACACTGTTTCATGTATCCTCTTGGATACGATTCATTTGCAGAATCAACCAGTGTAACAATCCAAATATTTGAGTTAACAACAAACATCTGACCTTCATTCATTGATTTTTCCGGTCTTAAAACTATGTTTTTTCCATCATCTTTGACAGATGAGTTGCTACTTCCAAACATCAAAATGTCTTCATTTTCGCTTGTTCCATATCTTGTAGCAATTCTATGTGCAGGATTATCCGTGAATTCAGAGTTTATAAATGTCTTCAGTTCGTTTTGAGTTCTTTCTGCGTATGTATTTCCATCATTCAAAGTCCGTGTCAGATTTGCCTCTCTCAAGTCCATATCTGATCACATCCTTCCAGAACAATACTTATCCATCAATTTTTGAACAATAGAAGTACACTTAAAAACTTCCTTCTTTACAATTTTCTTGTCGCATTCATTTTCACACAGATACTGAATTGTACTAATCAACTTCATGAAATTTCTATCAGAATTGATACGATCAATCAGACTATAAGTGCCTTTGAGTTCAATCAAGAAACTCTCAAGATATGGCTTGTATGTCTCTGGTTCCTTTTCAAAAATCGGAAGGATTTTATAAAAATCACCTGTCAGACCCTTCATGTAGTTGTCGAAACATTCATTGTCATACAGATTCTTGTTTTCATCATTCATCGTGCCACCAAGCCCGTCAGGTCAAAATTGGCATGATCATATGATTTAATAAGAGCCTGTGTTACTCTCTTAACAAGCAGGTATGTTTCTCTTACCTGTTGCAGTAAATTTGCAGGACTATAAGTATTCCAATCTTTTGGTGTAAGATTGTTTTTGAACAAATCAATCGAATACAACTTAGGAGACATCCATTCAACAATCATCAACTTAGCAAGAATACTCTGAACTTCAGGCGTAATATCTTGGTTGAACTGTTGGAACATATCATCTCTGTCTGCCAAATCCTCTTTGCACACCTTAAAACTGTTAATTGCCAACACAAGCCAACCTTGCAAAATCGCATCCTGAACTTCAGCAGGAAGTTGCAAATGTTTGTAATCCGTTGTCAAATTACTAAAAATCCCATAAATATCTGAGAATGGAACCGCCATATAGAGTCACCACCAATCCCATATTTACTTCATCATATCTAAAAGACCAATTTTGAATTCATTTTCAAGCACCTTAATAACACGCAGGTCATTCAATTCTTCAGACCTTACCATGTCACGTGCTTTAAGTTTGATGGTTTCTTTAATTCCAGACGGAAATGCTTTAAGCAATGCGCTAATCTCAACCAAAGGTTTATTGAAGAATGCATTGATATCATCAATGTTAATTAAAAGTTTATACTGTTCTTCAAGACCAAGGTATTTCAGAACTTCCTCATCGTCGATAACAACCCAAGGCTTAGTAAAAAACTTAGGCATAGAAGACTTCATGGTTAGCAATTCGCCAAACTCCATCCATTCCACTACTCCAAAATCACTCCACCTTGTAACCATGCCTGTACGAGGAGAAACATAAACAAGATTTCCGTAAGTAACAGACCTTACAGCAATCATTTCATTCCTATCAATTTGAACGGCCTTACGCCTTGTTTCAATAGGTTTAGTAATTGCATCAGTGCTAATTGTTTCAACGCTTTCAACTTCTCCAACTTGCTTTGCAGGTCTTCCCATAAGTCATAAACTCCTTTAATTCCTTTGATTCTTAAAAATAAAGGAGAGGGAGCGTACTCCCCCTCCAGTAAATTGTATTTTACATACTACAGATTAAGTCCAATCGTACATGCCGTAGAGGACGTTGAAAACAACGCTCACGCCAAATTCCTTGATTAGGGTATATTCCATAGACATGTCAAGGTTCGTAAGGCCGTCAGAAACTTCCTTGATGATAGCCGTGCCAGTATTGACGAACTTGATCGGCTTGGTGTTGGAAGGAAGGATGTAGATCTGGGTGTCATCCATGCCGAAATCATAGGTGTTCGGGGTGTGAATCTGAGGGATAACCATCATCGGAACGCCCCTCCAGAAACCAATCTTGCCAGTTTTGTTCAGTTCTTCCTTCATGCCATCAGACCAAGTAATGTCCGGTGTACCGTACAACTTGGACAGACCAACCTCAGTACCCGCAAGGATAACAGGGCCGCCGCAAGCGGTTTTGACATGGGAAACCATAGTAGCAAGAGTGTCAGCAACAAAAGCACCCGCAGTCTTGAAAGCGGCAGGAATAGCAGAAATAGAACCCTTCATAGCAGACGCAATTTCATCATTGGACTTCAGGTTGAACGCATCGTAGCACTTCTGCACAAGAGCCGTCCAATCCAAACGTCCCGCAAGGAAACGAAGGAAGTCAGCATACACAGCAATACCATAGACGTTCGTGGTCACAGTGAAACTGGAACCAACGTCCAACTTCTGCCTACGAAGGTCAAGATTACCACGGGCAATCTTAGCCACGGTCAGAAGAGAAGTGTCATCGACTGTGAATTCAACGTTGTCACCAAGATTGGTGTCACGGAACTCAACGAACTGCTGAAAGAACGGATTTGCTCCCCAACCGGAAACGATCAGAACATCAAGAGCCTCTTCAAGGATCTCAAAGATCTCATTCTTGTTCTTGCGGAAGGTCTTATAATCAGGCTTGTCAGTACCCATCATCTCGACAAAAGCGTTACGAATAACTGTAGAACCCTGACCCGCAGAGAAGTTTACAAGCGTCCCCTGTACGGTATCAATGGCAACTTTAACCATTTCATTCATGTTAATTTTCCTCCAAATTTTTCTTATAATTTTGTTTATGATATTTTTTGATAGTTAAAATTAGGCCACAACAACTTCAAGGACAATGTACTTGTAGGTATTACCTGCGACCAGAGGCCCAGTTACGCCCATATTGTCAACGCCAATGATCTTAGCGGCAAACTTTTCAGTACCACCAAGAGTTGCAATTTCGCTGTACTTGTAGGAAGCGTTCGTAGCAATGGCGAAGTTACCAACAACAACGTCAGTAGCAAGCGCACCGACCATGTCAGCAGAAACAGAGAAGATGTCACCAACAGCAAGTTCGTAAGCACGAACAGGAGTAGCGGCGGTGTTGACGAAACCAGACAGTCTGCGAAGAGCCATCGTGGATTCATTATCCATGATTTCGGGGTGTGCGATCAGAACGGCTTTCTTGGTAGTAATGGTAGCAGTGGCATACTTGGCGAAAGCATAAACTTCCTTCTCGCCAGAAGCAAGACCATTCAGGTAGCCGATAGAACCATTCTCAAGAGCATCAGCAGACTGAACATTATAGATGTGACCAACACGGGTAGACTTAACCTTATCAAGACGTACAATTCCACTCATTTAAGTTATCCTCCATAGATAAAATTTGTTAGTTTATTAAAGATGCACGGATTTTCCGCACATACAGTTTGTAGAGTAACGATATTCTATTGTCCAATTACAAGAATTACTTCAGATGCTTCTTGAAAAGGCCACCGTAAGGAGCATTCTCTTCAATTGCAGTTTCGACTTTGACCTTAACAACCTTGGCAGATTCCAGTTCAGTTTTTGCTGAGAAATTCATAGTCTTCCTTGCAAACAAAAGCGCAAGGTTCAATTCCATTTCCTTCACACTGGTTTCATCTGACATGACAATACACGCCTTAAACTCAGGCATATCACCAATAGCAGATTCATAGTGTGCGAACAAAAGTTTCATCTCAGCATTTTTTTCAGCATCCAACTTCGTGGATCTGAAAGATTCCAATTCTGCAACTTTTCCAACGAGCGCAGTAAATTCGCCCGTAACAGTTTCCAATTTCGTCTTCAGGTCAGCATTTTCAGCCGACATAGCGTTGAAATTGGTAGCGTATTCCTTGATTTTCTCAGATTTCATGTTTGCATCTGCCTCAAAACTTGCCCTGAAGAAGTTTTCTGAGGAATTATCCTCACCCGTCTTCGGCCTCCACTCAGATACATATTCAACTTTCCCACCCATATTGAGGGTAACATAATCACCGTTTACGGTGAAGGGAATGCCATAGTAAGTGTCAAAATTTGCATCTGCAACAATAGCAACAGAATCCTTAACATCCATGAGCCAGTACATAATCTGCTTATATGCACTTCCGTCCCAAGGATCAATTCCAATTGTCTTGTATTCATCAAGCGCATTCCAAATTTCTCTTTCAAGAGTATTTGCGGACATTGCAAAATCAGTAGGAGTCTCAACAGTTTCAGTCTCAACAACTTCAACTACAGTTTCAGCAGTAAAGTTTTCAGTCTCAACAACTTCAACAACTTCAACAACTTCAACAACTGATTCGATCACTTCAATTACTTCATTTTCATCCATTCCAGAACCTCCTTCGTTAATTTTCTCTATACCAGAATCAACAGATTCAAAGTTTCCATTTTTAAGTGAAAACTTTTCAATTGAATCTTTGATTTCTGCAAGCAATTTAGTAACATCATCACCAGTTTTTTCAATGCTAAATTTGTCAACAGTGCTACCAGTCATAGCAGGAGTTACTCCATCACCAAGGATACACAGACCGTCAAATTTAGCCGACTTGAAGTGAAAATGTCCGTCTTTAGCAAAATCACCCTTCAGAGTCTGAGGATGAATTTCCATAGAATGTCCTTTTGATTCATCTCTATCAAAAATATCAATACAATCAGCGAATTTCTTCCAGAGAATACCTTCACAAGTCAAGAATTCCTTCTCAACACCATTAACAAGTTTTGTCTCAAACTTTGCATTATTATTCTCAAGAACAACACCAAAAGCCTGACCAATATACTTTGTGGAGATATCTCCGTTCTTGATCACAAGAACTTCCTCATGACCTGCAAAGTCAAGTTTATTGCGCTTTGACTCTTCGATATATCCAAGAATAGGAATACCAACAAGGCTCGGAATCATACTTTCAATAACATCTTTGCTAAACACACTATTGTTCAGATTAAGTCCGGTGTGACAAATCCAAACCTTAACTGTCTGAAATCTGTCAGAATCAATGAATGGAAAGCCATTTGACGCTTCAAATGTTACAGGTAGACTTGTATTAACCAAATATTCAGCCATTTTTTAGTCACATCCTTTCTTAATCAATAATGTCATCAAGTGATTCTTCAAACTTATCAAAGTTCCTTGAATCAGGGTTATTTGTGTCATTTGCCTGTGCGTTTTCACCCTCTGGAGAAAGTTTGTCTGCCTTCTTCTTTGGCGCACCCGCCTCACCAGTACCAGTTCCAGAGGCCATCGTATTGCTATTCTGGACGGGAACCATCGTTGTGGGAAGTTGCAGTATTGTATTTTCCAGATAAAGCATTCCGCTCATTGCACCTTGAGTAATACCAAGACTCGCCGCCGCCGCAATTTTAGTTGGAAATCCCAACGAAGATGCTTTGACATACATATCATGAATATCTTGATAGTTGAAAACCGTAGTCGGAAGAAATCTCAATTTGAACTTATATTGGTCAGCGTTATACTTCTTGATACGCCTGTTAATATTTCTCTCAATCTGAGTAATCAGACTTCCTGCCATTGCCTCATCAGTTGTTACAGACTTAGCAAGACTCGCACCAGTAGCGTTTCTTCCGCTCATAAGCAATTCAGAAACACCCGCTGTATCCCAGAACTGAGTTGTAGATTCCACAACCTTATCTGAATGAACTGTTTCTTTATCAAAAGAAAATTCCTTCAAATCAGTGGGGGAGAGGAGCAACCCAATTTCTTCAGGAAGCAAATTTGCAATGAAATTGTAATACTTTGTAAGTTCAGAAGGATCAAGTTTATACGGATTCTCCGTGTTTGTATCATCCTTCAAAGGCATAATCATAGAAAGGAACTTGTAGTTTCCAATTGCAGTTTTTGCTTTCTTCAGACTCTTATACTCTTCAATGTCATACAGTGCTTCAAAAACACCGCAGAAAGGAACAACCGGATACGAAATGTCTTCGTTTACTTTCAAACAGAAAGTATATTTAGGATCAAGTTCAATCCACTTGACTGTAGTGTTCCTTTTGTATTGCTGATACAATGTTGCAAATTCTTCAGGGAACGTCAAGAAATGTGATTCTGTTTTACCGTCAAAATATGCAAAGTTAAATGAGAAGCAATAACAACCGTCTTCAACAGACGAGATTTGGCAAAACGTAGGATCAAGATTCTTAATATAAAATGAATCCTTGGTTTCCATGATGTATCCAAAGTAGACATCATTTCTCCAAGC